ATCATCAACTATATCAACTACTCCCAATACTTTATATTCTACGGATAACTATGCAAGCGTAGAAGAACCTACTATTTATAAAGTGGATGCAATGAGCCAAGAATACGGTGACATTTTATACGGTAGAAAATACCGAGTACTAATATCGAATAATGGGGATACCGCTCTAGATGTATCACGGTTGCGTTGCACATTTAATATAGTAAAAACCGTACTAATGCAACCTAATTACTGTGAAGTGGTTATTTACAACCTCAATGCAGAAACAGAGAATGCGATCATAAAAGAAGGGATGCGAATACTTGTTGAAGCGGGATATGAAGGAGAACAGTATGGGGGAATATTTGATGGTGATTTATTACAGCCTATCAGAGAAAAAGAAGATGGTACTACATTTAAATTAACTTTATCTTCTTTAGATGGTGATAAATTTCTTCAATTTGGTTTCTCTAACTTTTCTATTCTGAGAGGTCAATCAATGCGTGATATGGTATACGATTTAACGCAAAATACAGAAATTAGTACAGGTTTAGGGAGTATATCAGAAGACCTAAACACATCGCAGCTCACAAGAGGTAAGGTGGTTTTTGGGCTTGCTAAAAATGTATTAAGACAAGTTGCACAAACAAATTCGGCTACGTTCTATATGGAAGATGGAAAAGTAAATATAATAAAAGCTACAGATATACAAGAGGATAGAGTAATTGAACTTTCCCCTACTACTGGACTTATAGGAACACCTTCACAATATGAATACGGTGTTATTGCTAAGTGTCTTTTAAATCCACGTATTAAATTAAATAGCTTAATACATATAGATAATTCATTAATTCGTGCTAGAAAGGCAGAAAATGGAGAGGTTCTAAGAAGCTTAGACGACGATGGATTATATAGAGTAATTAAGATTACGCACATAGGAGATACTCGTGGGAATGACTGGTATACAGAAGTAGAAACAGTCACACAAAGTGGTATACTTCCTAACATGGCTTCTACAGCTTATACAAATATATGGTGAGGTGATACATATGTCAAAAACAATAAGTGAATTAGTAGGCGGAATGGATGATTTGTTTAGAATTTTTGGTGATACATTAAATAATAAATTAAGGGTAGCCATACCATGCTTAGTACATTCATTTGACCCTAATACACAAACAATAACCGCACAACCAGTGCTACGTGAAAATATACGTAAACCAGATTTAACTACGGAGTGGGTGCAGTTACCTCTATTATTAGATGTGCCAATAGTGCTACCACGAGCAGGAAATTTTGTTATGACTATGCCAGTAGCTGTTGGAGATGAATGTTTAGTTATTTTTGCTGATATGTGTATAGATGCCTGGTATTCAAATGGCGGCATTCAAAATCAAATAGAAAAACGTAGGCACGATTTATCTGATGCAATTGCTATTTTAGGAATCTGGAGTCAACCAAATAAAATAAGTGATTATTCTACAGATTCAACACAGTTAAGAACGTTCGACGGTACATCATATATAGAGTTAAAAGATAATGAAATAAACCTTGTAGCTAGTAGCGTAAAGGCTAATGGGAGGAGTGTGTTAACTTCATGAGTGTTAAATACAGAAGATTAATAAATGGGGATTATAGCTTTGGCAGAAATAATGGAGATTTTCTCACAGGAATAGATGCAGTTAGTCAAGCAATCAGAACAAGACTTTTATTACTTAAAGGTGAGTGGTGGGAAGACACAGAACAGGGTCTGCCTTTATTTCAGAGCATTTTAGGGCAATATGAAACCCAGCCTATAGACTTACTTGTTCAAGATACTATTTCAAATACAAAAGATGTTATAAATATAGTTAATTTTGAGAGTACATATAAAAATAGAACGTATTCGGTGTCGTGTACAGTTGATACAAAATACGGACAAGCTTATTTGGAGGTGACTTTATAAATGGCTTATTTTTCACCATATATAGATGAAACAGGTTTGCATTTACCTACATATTCGGATATACGTGATCAACTTATATCTGATGCAAAGAATATATTCGGACAAGATATATATTTAGAAATAGATTCACAGGATTACCAATGGATTAGCTCAGTAGCTGAAAAAATATATGATTCATTTCAGCTGTTACAACAAGTATATAATAGTAGAAGTCCACAAACATCAGTAGGGGTAGCACTTGACAGTATGGTTAAATTAAATGGATTATCAAGAAAATCTGGAACACCGTCAACATGCTTAGTAACGATAACTGGCACAGCAGGAACTATAATTAATAACGGAGCAGTAGCTGATATAAATTATAACAAATGGAATTTGCCTACAAGTGTGACGATACCAGTCGGTGGTATTATAGATGTAACAGCGACTTGCCAGACAGAGGGGACTATTGTGGCTAATATAGGAGATATCACAACAATAACGACTCCAACGTATGGTTGGACTTCTGTGTATAATCTAGTAGCAGCAGTCGTGGGAACTAATCAAGAAACTGATTCAGAGTTACGAGCTAGGCAATCAGTTAGTACTTCGATTTTAAGTAAAACATTACTTGAAGGCACTAAAGCCACTTTACTTGCGGTATCAAATGTAACACGACTTGCGGTCTATGAGAACGATACAAACTCAACTGATTCTGATGGATTGCCAGCTCATAGTATAACATGTGTAGTAGAGGGCGGAACCGATACAGATGTAGCAACAGCAATTTACTTAAACAAAGGTATTGGAGCTTATACAAATGGGGATCAAGAAATAACTATAACGGATTCATTTGGGCAAGATACGGTAATTAGATTTTACAGACCTACATATAAATCAATAGACGTTGTTGTGAACGTAAAAGCCCTAACAGGATATACAACCGATATAACAGCTCAGATAAAGCAAAATCTAGTAGACTATTTAAACGGTATGCAGATTGGGGATAATTTATCTATATCTTCTTTATGGGGTATATCGCTTACAGCTATGCCAGACTTAAAAACTCCTATGTTCTCTATAACAAGCTTAACAGCAGGACTACATGGAGGTTCACAAGGTACATCAGATATAGTAATAAGTTATAAAGAAGTGACACAAGGTGTACTTGCAAATATAACAGTGAATGTAACGTAAGGAGGCGTATAAATGGCAAATGATAAATATCTGGGTGTGATAACCTCTGAACATAACGAACAACCGAATTTTGTATCCTGGTTGACAAATGTATTAAATAAAGTGGAAGATGTTTATAGTTTGAATATAGATTTTGACATAGATACAGCAGTTGGAAGCCAGTTAGATATAATAGGAGAAGTACTAGGAAGAAATAGAACTCTAACATTTCAACCGACCGACGGGTCAAGTTCAATTTTAGATGATAAATCGTATAGAACATATTTGAAAGGTAAGGTACTCCAAAATCAATGGGATGGTACGATTAATGGACTGGCAGTTATACTTAATACTATGTATCCTGATTATGTAATAACAATTGTAGATAACCAAGATATGACGATGACGGTTACGATAATAGGTAATGTAACCGTGTTAGAGATTGACTTGATACAATACCATTACTTTATGCCGAAGCCAGCAGGAGTGAACGTGACTTTTAGTTTGCCGATAGGAACACTTGATTTGGTAGATGTAACAATAGTAGATGGTGAATACGTACCAATTATAGATAACGATACAGGGCTAGGAGATATAGAAAACCTAGATATAGGTGGAACTTTATCGGGAGTAATAAACTAGAAAGGGGAGATTATATGGGATTACTAAAATGGGATAATGCTGGGGTAGAACCCACAGAGGGAAAGAAAGTAGCAGGATTTCAAATCGGAGAAAAACCGCCGGCTGATTATTTTAACTGGTTATTTAATAAAATAATCAATGTATTAAATTTGAGTGCGAGCAAAACAGGAACAGAGACACTAGAAAATAAAACATTGGAAGCGTCAATAGTTAATACTCCTACCATAAAAAACTACAATGAGACTGTAAATATACTAGGAAGTAAAACAGGATCAGTTGTCATTGATTTAGAACTAGGAAACGTAGTATCAATGACAGTAGCGGGTGCGATCAATTTATCATTTGCTAATCCACCAGACACAGGATACGCGGGGAGTGTAGTGTTATTCGTTACCAACCAAGGAACTAATATAACCTTCCCATCAAGTGTAAAGTGGCATTTAGGAATTAAACCAACATTCTCTACGGCAGGTTTAGATATTCTAGTTTTCACAACAATAGATGGCGGAATAACATGGCACGCCCAATTGTCGACAAAAGGAAGTGCATGATGATATGTTAGGACTAAATATGATGCGAAATAAAAGAATGATTATACCAAGTCAAGTAGAATATATTACACCTGGTACTTATTATTGGGTAGTTCCGGAAAATGTTGAATCTATTTGTGCTGTATTAGTAGGTGGTGGAGGCGGCTCTTCTGACGAGCTAGGTTCTGGTGGTGGAGGATTAAGATGGATTAATAACCTCCCGGTGGTACCAGGAAGTCAATTGACGGTTGTTGTAGGTGCTGGAGGAAATGGTTCTATTGGTTCTGATGGTGAGAGTAGTTACATATATAAAAATGGTTATAGTCAGCTTGTATTATACGCCAAAGGTGGCACTGGCTCAAGCG